TTGTTCGAACGTTTGCTTTTGCATAATTCTGCAAAGCTTTTCATGATCTTCTATTTTTTGTAATGCCGATTTCTTAGTCATAATTATCCTGTTGGGAACAATATTCGCAGTTTTTGTTCTGTTGTCAAGCCTGAAAAAGAACCTGCTGCACCAGGATTATTAACTATATTTGCATCAATACTTGGTAGATTTAAAGTTTGTGGTGTTGCAGGTGTATCTTGTGTAATAGGTAATAGAGGGTTTTCTATAACTGGAAAGTCTGTTTCAAGTAAAGAAACATTTCTCATTTGATTCTGTATGTCTGCTATAAAGCCTTCTGCTATTTCAAGTGGGTTTACTTCTCCTATAGCTGCAGCGTTTTCTGCAAACGCTCTTCTAATATCTGGAGAAATATTTATTGGTCTAAATATATTATTATTTATTGTTGCAATCTCTACACCAGACAATCTACCTACAGAAGTATTAAAAGCTTCTTCACTTATATTTAAAATTCTTGCTGCATCTAAATCATCTTTAAAATTTTTTCTTACATCAAACAAAGCTCTGTTTGCATTTATATATGCATCAACAATATCTCTTGGTTCAATAGGTCCACCACGTAGTGCTTGTCTGGTAAACAATTGTCTAGATTGTCTAACACCTCTTTGGTAGTCTGCAACTTTAAAGTCAAGACTTCTAGCAGGATTTACACTTACTTCTCTAAAACCAAACAAACCTTGAAACTCATCTCCAAATTCAAACTGTTGTCCGTACTCATCAAACTTACCTTTGGTTAAAACGTCTACAGATTCAATAGATCTATCTAACCTTTTTAATTGTTCAAATGAAAAAGGCATTTGTGCTTTTACTAAGTGTTGCATAATTTTTGTTGCTTTGTCTCCAGGTAAATCTTGTGGGTTAAATACCTGGAAACCTTCTCTTGTTCTACCACCTCTAACTAATAAGTCTGCAACAGCCTCTGTCCAAATAGATTCTGATATAAATGGTTGTGCAAACTCTGACATAGATGCAAACGTACCTGCAAGAAAATCATTCATTAAACCATCTTCATCTTTTTCACCATCAGCAACTGCATTAATAACTGTTTGTACAGGTCTAATTAGTGTGTCGTATGCATTAGCGTGACTAAAATCTATATATTTAAAATTACCGTTCTTGTCTTTTATTGGCAGTATTGTTGAGTTTTTTGACCAATCAGCAACATATCTTCTAATAGCATCTCGTTCTTCATCGGTTACATCATAGATAGCTTGGAAAGCTTTTTGTGTTGCATATGGTACAGCCGCAACTGTTGCACCAAACCCGAATAATCTAGTGTACCCAATAGTTTCAAATGGTTTTATAACTGTTCCGTCTGCAAGTTCGATTGTTTCATTTATTTCTCTTAAACTTCTTCTTACAATATTTGTACCTGTTCTAGCTATCTCTGCAGGAAACGATACAAAGTTACCGATAGGTAATTTTCTTAATGATTTTACAAAGTCAGATACATAATCATAGTTTGGTATATTATTTTTTACAATGTCCGCTGCTTCTCTTTTAAAAAATTCATCATCAACAGTTACATCAATACCGTTTCTTTTTATTGTCATACCTCTTGTAACACCTTTGTTTGCAAGAGCTTTTTCTATTCTTGTTTTTTCCATCGCCCATGATGCTATTTTCCAAAAGTCATCCTCAGCTGTGTATAGATCTTGTGATACAGATTTTAATTTTGATAAAGGTTTTAACAATAATCTTAAACCTTTGTCTGATGTCATAGTCTCACCAAAGTTTACATCTTCAAGCAATCTAGTTAGATCTCCAAGTCTTACGTTAGAATTTACAACACCTAGTTTTAATAACTCTTCATATAGATCATTTTGTTGTCTTGTACCTTTTAATGGTGTTTGCAGTGCTTGATATGCCGTTTTAATTGCTTGTGGGTCAGGTATAATACCGTTTGCTGTAGCAAATGCACCAGCAGATACAAAGTTTCTAACGTGCGTTACCGGCGATAAAATTGTTTTTGCTATTTGTGATAAACCTTTTGGATATAAAATTAAACTTTGATACAACTGCCCTAACATACCAGCTTTATCAAATGCAAGAGACGTACCTTCTAAAGCATCGGCCATACCAGATGTTGTATATAATTCATTAAGTGGATTTACGGACCCACCTTTTGCTGCAACACTAAGTGTCTTAGCCTGGTCAATTCTTATTTGTTTGTAGTCATCGCCAAATACAAGTCTTGCTTCATCTGCAGATTTAGCAAACATAGGTGTTTTACCAGCAGCGATAAGTTCATCATTCTTTTTTAATAAGTCTTGAAAGAATAAATTTCTTCTTGTTATCATAGATAGTTTAGCTGTGCCACCTAGTATAGTTTGCATAGGGTTTTGTTGTTTACCTAAAAGTTTTTCAAATACAGCTCTATCAGATTCTTTGATTGCACCTGCAGATACTAATGCAGATCCTCTAGCTGTTACAACTTCATCTAGTGTGGTCCTGTTTACAAAAAAACCTGGCACCTCAAAGATAGCATCAGATGGTTTATCCATTCTAATACCTTTTGGTAATCTTGCAGTTTTTAAAACTCTAGTCACAGCTTGCTCTGCCTGAAGATCTGTCATCTCTTCACCAGCTTCTCTAGCACTAGATTTAAATACTTCTTTAGCTTCGTTAATTGCTTCTTGTGTTGGCTTATATCTTACCCATGGAAAGATACTTTGGTTTTGAAATATGTCGTATGTGGATCCAATATAATTTTTAAATTTATTACCAAATAAACTTTTAAACTCTTTAATTTCGTTTTGTCCTAATGATCTACCTAGTTTAGAAAATAGATCAGACCATCTAGTTCTTATTGTAGATAAACTACCGAGTATATCAGCAACGACTTGATCGTCTACTTTCATATCTTTTAATTCTTTTACTAATGCAGCTTTCTTTGTTTCATCTAGTTTACCAAATGTTGCAACACCAAGATCATCAAGTTTAGGATCACCAGATAATAATAGATCGTTTATCTTCGTTAACATCTGTTTTCTCTTTGCAGCTTCTGCTTGGTTCAATACTGTACGCATCGGTGGAAATACTTTGTCAATTGCTTGGTCTAGTTCTCTAGATATATTTCTAGCACCTGCTGCATCCGCAGCTCTCTCACCTACAGAAGTTCTTTCTATGTCAAAGAACTCTTGAGTCTTACCACTTCGAGCCCTGAACCCTGATGCAATCTTATCTATAAATGCATCTAATTTAGAGTTTGCTACATCTAATTGTTTGTTTCGATCAGTTAATCTTTTAATAACTTTACCAGTGCCACCTATGATACCTGTAAATAACGCACCTTCTACACCAAATTTAACTCTGTTTAATAATTCTCTTGTAGGATCATCGTCTGTTGATCTTGTTATTTCTGTTGGTCCACCTATTAAGTCACCAAACGTACCTATCTTTTCTACATCTCCAACAAATACAGCTTCAGCAACACCACCTCCTAATGCACCTGCAATAAATTTATTTGTTTTACCACGTGCATTTAATTCTAGTGCTTCATCTACACCTTTTTGAAGATTAGGGTTTGTAGTTTTAAAATATTTATTATTTCGACCAGCACGCATTGCATCGTCTGCCATCTTAGATGCAACTTTAAAACCTCTTGCTGCAGGTATACCTATGTTTACTAACGCTTCTGTAATTCTACCAGCCGTAGTTGCTTCTGCTTTTTCGTCAAATTCTGTAAGATCATCAAAAAATTGTTCTACCTTTGCAGCTCTACCCTGATCAACACCAAGATCCATAAGCGTTGCACCCAAAGAAAAGAAACCTTTTGGTATTGCAATAAGACCCGATGCAACACCAGACAGTACAGATTCTATTGTACCTACTTTTTGGTTTTGATTGCTAGAAGATTTACCAGCTAATATTTCTTCTATGGTAGCCATAGATTACCCCTGGAATAATGTTGACGCGTTTCCTTGTTCGTCTACGTAAATAGCAGTTTTGTCTAGGATATATATACCAGCTCCTTTACCTTGTGTTTCTACAATTGTTTTAACAAGAGCTGCATCAGTAGTATAGTTATCTGATTTTCTAAACTCAGCTGCTTCTGTTGTATCAGCTAAGACCTCTGGTTCTGTTTTATATGTTTTTAAAACTGCATTATAGACATTCGAAGTAGAGTTTGCACCACCAGAATTTTTTATACCCTCAGATATATTGTCTATCAAAGTACCACCAGATAGTTTTTGATCTGCAAGTTCTATTTGTTTCTCAACTAGTTTAGCTTTATTTTTTTCAGCTGGATCACTTTGTTTAATATCTTTTGTAATTTCACCTTTAAGTATTGCAGCGTCGATTTGTTTTTTAAGAGCAGCAGATTTATCCAATTGTCCAGATATTGCTTGTATAATTTTGTTTTGTAGAGTACCAGATTTAAGAGAACCTTTAAGATCTCCACCTTCTTCAGATACAATTCTACTTGCATCAATTAAAGAGTCGTAGACAGCATCTTTCTTCATTTTGTCTAGACCCATTATCTTGTAGTATTTTTGTTTTAAAGCTTCGTTCTCTTCTGATTTAGTTTTCTTAGGGTCGTCTATTTTAGGTTCTCTGCCACCACCATAAGTTAAATTTTCTGGCATACCAATAGCAGCTTTTGCTTTGTTTATAGCAGAAGTGCTTTGACCTGGAATTTGTCCTTCTTTAATAGGATCATCTTTAAATTGATCAATTAACCCTTTACCACCATAAAAACCTGCTGTTGCTAACGTTAGTGGAGACTTAGCTAAACCTTTACCTGCCTTAAATATTGTTGAACCTGTTTTACCAGCCAAACCTGCACCACCTGTAAGCAATCTACCTTCAGGTGAGGCTGCAAGATAACTACCTAATTTAGTAGGTTTAAATGTTTCTACAGGTTTTAAATTTAATAGTTTTCCGCCTTTAGATTGTCTTGCAATAAACTGACCAAAAGGTCTAGCGGCAAGTCTTGCCGCTGCACCAAGATAAGGAAGAGTAAACAATAGAGGAGCTGCATAACCACCTCTACCTGTTTCATCTTTTGGTGCAAGTGGACTACCAACAGTATTAATAGCCTGTCTATTATCTTTCATACCAGACATAATACCCTCTTTGATAGGGCCACCGTATCTAAACATTGGTCTATTTAATGGCTTCATTTTAGCTCCTAAATTTGCCGAATAGTCCGCCGATACCTAGTGCTGTGCTTAGAGCCGTTGAGAATGGACTAGGAGTAGCAGGGTCTTGGAATTGCGCTCCGGCAACACCTCCAGCAAGACCTGTAATTCCTGTTCCGTATGTAGATAATCTTTGATAAGGCTCGTACGCTCCAGTTCTAGCAGCGTCCATATCCGCTTGTAATTGTGATTGACTTAATCCTTGTCTAAATGCACCTAATTGACCTAAGTTAGCTACATCTGCAGCTTGACCTGCTCTTTGGAAATTAGACAATGCAAATTGATTTTGTAAATCTTGTGCTCTTCTCATTGAAGCATCTTGAAAACCTGATTGTAATAATTGTGAAGCTAGACCTGCTCTACCAAGTGCAGTATCAGCCATATACTGTCCTTGTAATGCGCCTTGTCTACCACCACCAAACGCACCTATACCTGCAGCTTGATCTGAAATTTGTTGTAGACCACCTGCTCTCGATACATCAAACTGTCTTAACGTTTCATCAATAACACCTTGTTGATAAGGTGACATAAAAGATGCAATAGATCCAGGCCCGGTCCCTGCTCCAGTGCCCGTGAGTGTTTGTGCTTGTTGTAAAAATGGTTGATAAGAGCCAACACCTTGTGTTGCAAGATTAATTGCAGCAGTTTGTAAAGGATCTTCACCAGCAACAAACTGTCTACCTGTAAATTTACTTGTATCTATAGGTGCCGACGTAGTTGCCGTCAGCTGTCGGGCGTAATCTTTTGCGGTATCTTGTAAATAATCTGGTAATGCCATTATGCTATTCTACTCTCCAATTGTTGTGCTTGATCGAACATTGCTTGTGCAGGATTTTCCATGCCCTGGGACTCTTCTGATATAGTACCACCTGCTTCTAAATTGTCCATCATATTCTGCATAACTTCAGCACCTTTATCAATATCTCCCTGACCTGCATTTCTTACAGCATCTGCTGTAAATACAAATTCATTTTTGCTAAGTCTAGCCGGCACATCGTCCGCTCTTTCCTCAGCTCCTAGTGGTACAAAACCACCTTCTCTGTAGTCTTTTTCTAGACCACCTAGGTCCATTAGACCACCTTCTGCTTTTCTGTTTCTTAAAGCATCATAAATCATTTTTGATTCTTCATCCATAGGACCACCAAAATAATCTTGACCTTCTATAAATTCATCTGCACCTTTGCTACCTATTCGTAGTCTTTGAGTAATTAAATCTAAAGCACCTTCATCTACAGAATTAATTGCATAAGTACCATCTTCTGCCTTAGCAATGTCATAACCTTCATCAATTAACTCTTCCATAACCTGTACAGCTTTGTTTGATTTAGGTGTTATGAATACATCTTGACCAACAGCTTGTGCCTGTAATCCTCCCTCTGTCATGACGTCTTCGTCTCTAATACTTACATTTATATCTGCATCATCAAATAAAGATCTAACTTTACCTACACCAGCTTTGACCATGTCTTTTGCCTTACCTAACATACTCATTACACCACCACCAATTCTATAGCCTTCTCTTGGTATGTTAGCTAATCCACCATCAGCAGCATAGAAAGAACTTCTTACAGCTGATTTAGGAGGCATAAAATATAATGCAGAGTTTGTAGGGTCACCGTAGTATGCTCTTGCCTGGTCCCTGATTGACTCAACACTGCTTATTGGACCAGTGTATGATTCTTCTGGAACTTCCTCTTCTTCATCACCACCCATTAAGAATGGTGCAGCGATTGCTCCTGCTCCTAATAAACCACCACCTACTCTAAATATACTAAATGGGTTATCTTTTTGACCACCAACTTTAAATACGTTACCTAGTTGGCCTAGCATACCTTCTCCACTTTTAAATTTCGAAAAAAGACCTGGTAATCCACCTGCTGATTGTAACAAAGTTTTCTTACCAAATAGCATAGGAGCATAATTTGCTGCTAATCCAGCCAAAGCAATCTTAGCTAATGGTGATTTAGTTATCTTTTTAACAGCTCTTTTAGCTTTCTTTACAATTTTACCTAAGAAATACCCTTGTCTTGGCTCTTCGAGACCCATGATGCCACCCATATTACGCATTTGTCTTTCCATATTCATTCTTGAAATTGCCATAGTTTGTCCTTTTTATAGTCTTTTTCTCCTATAATCAATCATATATATCTACAAGGTCGACTATCCCGCCGTCCATATAATAAACTCTACCACCATCCATGTAGTAAGCACCTTTACCGAATCCAGGACCAGCAACAGAAGAACGTGGTGATGAACTCATACCACTTTGAACCCCACCAGGACCTCCTCCATATGGATTTGCACCGCCTCCTCCAACACTAGAAGGAGAACTATCACCTTGATAGTCAGTTCCATACATACCACCTGGAGCACTTCCACCCGCATCTTCTACGTAATCTGGTACACCATCGTTGTCGCTGTCCTTAGATCTTCTAGCTATCTCAGCTTGTCTTTTATTATATGCATCTATTTCGTCTTGTAATTTTTTATCTTCTTCAGCTTTTTTAGCTGCAGCTTCTTCTGCTTTTTTATCTTTTCTATATTTATAAATTGTATCTGTTCTAGTTTTTATTCCTGTTGGTCCAAAATACATTTCTTCAAACTCATCAAGTGCATCTAATTTTTCTTGTTTAAATGTTTTTCCGGTTTTAGGATTTATTCTATCACTCATCTTGTCCATAATCATGTCTCTTCTTTTTTGAAGAGTTTCAGGAGTTACTTTATTTAAATTATATCCCGCCATTATGTTTGCACCTGTATTTATACTTCCTGGACCAGCTACAACTCTTCCAATATCATCTGTAAAAATACCCATACCTCTTGCTTCGTTTTCCATGATAGCTCTTTCATTAATGGGCAGTAAACCTTTTAAAAATTCTGCACCTCTTCTAATAGTTCCAATACCTGGAATAAAATCCATTAGACCACCTATTTTAGATTGTGGAGCAAAAAATAAATCAGGATTAGGTCCAACAGTGTTTCCTTGTCTCATTGCTAGATTATATGCACGGGGATTAAAGTCAGTTCTTATCTGACTCATATCCGGATTGTACGGATTAAATCCTCCGCCTCCACCGCCACCACCTATATTTATAGAAGGCAACCCTGGTTGAGTAGGATTTGTTGCACCACCTCCACCACCGCCTTGTGGTATTTGAAATGGGTTTAATAAAAATCTACTTTGAGGTATGTATTTAAAACCTGCATCATACACCTGTTGATCGTATGGACTCATCATAACTTAGTGCTACCTCCAAGTGGTAAAGCTTCTACAGTAACTTTTACATCTCTTTTAATATCGTCAGCTACAGTTTCTGTTTCAGGATTCTGCACATCTTGCATAGCTTCTGCATCTGAATTATATTCTTGTCCTGTTTTCATATTAGTTAATGTAACTTCTGTTTGTGGTGTAATAATTTTAACAGGTTTTCCGTTTATCATTTCTATTCTGTAAGATGCTTCTGTTTCTATAAATGACATATTAATCCCTATTTATTTCCAATATTGATGCAATAACATGTAATTCATTTGCATCAGCTGCTTGTGCCTTTAATACCTCATTTTCTTCTAAAATTAAAGGGTGTGTTAATAGCTCTGTTGTTGCTTTTGAGGCTATAGCTTTGTCTTTAAACAAATTAAATACCGCAGAAGCAGCATTTGTTATAGTAAAAGTTATTGTTGATCCTGACCCAGCATCCTCTGATACTAATATACTTTTAATTATGGCCCTAGAATCAGCAGGTGTCGTATATACTACAGTGTTATCTGTAGTAGTTAGATCTATTAATTCGTTTTTGTATATATTAGCCACTTATAAACCAAGAGAATCTCTCTTGCTCCTGTTTCACCTCATCTAAAAAAGTAGAGTTTAACTGATCTTTCATAATAGTTAAAGCTCTATTTATTTGTTTCTGGTTAGAAACATCGTATTCTTGTTTAGGTTCTGGTATTCTTATATTTATTTTTGTCATTATCTACGTCCATCTCCCTGTATATCTAATCTTAATGTACCAAATCTCCACTCTTCACCAGAGCTGTCATTTTCTATTTTAACATTTACAAATCTACCCCTAGCTCTAGTGTCTTTTTTAATAGTTGTAGAAGTTATTGTAAAAGGACTTAAAGCAGTTGTGGTGTCAGATTCTTGTGGATATCTTTTAACACCTAAACTAACTTTAGCGTTTCCCGTTAAAGCTTTAAAGTCTGGTACAAATCTTCTCATTGCTAATAAAAATTCACCAGATACTTTTGGTCCAGAAGGCATTCCTGCTGTACCTCTTTGTCGTTGTTCTATATCAATATCATATGACTTTACAAAAGAAGTAACTATTGTTGTTGAACCATCTTCATTAACTTGATCTGTGCCAACTTCATGTTCAAAAAATTTAGTTTGACCTAATCCATCTTGACCTACAACTGCTGGAAAAGTACCATTTGCTGTGCTGTCATATTTTGTTCCATAAGGTTTAGGATATACAATCGCATCAATCCAAGATGTTCTTGACTCTGTTCCTGTATACCATATGCCTCCCGGCATTCTAGAACTGCTAGATTCACCATAATTAAACACAACATATTTATCGTTAAAATTAGATCCTTGTGAAGGATAATACCAAATAACTTCTGTAAATAAATTATTAATACCTGCTGCAACTTGTTGACCTTTTGTAGTATCAAAATTATTATATACAAAATCCTCTACTGTGCATGGCAGTGATTTAACTGTACCATCAAACATAAAGAAACCATTTGGTGACAACCAGAATGCAGCACCATCAACTTCAACAACTGCATTCTTACCGATCAATCCACAGTTTGTACCAACCTGTTCAAAGCTAAATGTAAAAGGTGCACCTACAAATTTCATTGTGTACAATGCATTGTCTGTAAACACTAGAATTGTTTCTTTTGCTTTTATCGCACTTATAATTTTTGTACCATCTTGCAATCTAAAATCACCAGCACTGTTAGTTGCTGTGATTGTATAACTGTTTATATCTTCTTGATTTGAAAATCTTATAAACATATCGTCTTGTGTTGTTGTAGTTCCAATCGTTGTTTCAGTTCCAAAGTGACATAAGTGTCTAGTTGTTGGTGATACTAATGTCAGCCTAGAAGCTGTTGGATTATTTGCTGTAGAAAAACTAGATGTAGATGTAGAAGCTCTTGTAGTCAACGGTGTTGCTGCTCCCGCGTTCCATGTAAATGTTTTACCATTTGCAATAGTTGCAATTAATACTTGACCAAAGTTATCTAAACTCCAAAGACCTGGCTCCAGAGTTACCTCCGATGCAAGAACTGCTTCTCCCCAATCAGAAAAATTTGTTGCATCTACGACTGCTGTGCCATCAGCATGAGCTGCCTTACTTGTTCCATCAACTTCTCTTGTAATTGTTGTTAAGTTTGGTGACGATACACCTGTGTATGAAATTAATTCGTTTTCAACTAATATTCTTCCTGATGAACTAAAGTTTGTTGTTGCATCCAATGTAATTGAAGTTCCCGATCCACCTGTACCAGCGGTGTCGTTTAACAACGCTCCATCTAAATTAGATGTTGCAGCTCCAGGAACGGATCCATTCCATTGTGATATACCAAAACCATAACCATAAGATTGTGCTGCGGGTCCTACTCTTTCATATGGTTTGACTGCAATACTTCCGCCTGTTGAAACCGTTGCTCCTGCATTCGTGGTTTGTGTAATTGTAAAAGTTGTTGGAGTTGGAACTGACGTTACTTGAAATAACTTATCTTCAAAATCTGATGCACTAAAACCTGTGCCGCCTGGTAATGTCACACTATCTAGTAAAACTATATCTCCAGGTTCTAGATTGTGTGATGTAGAAGTTGTTATTGTGCAAATAGCTGAAGCATTTGTAGTTGCAATTGTAGAAGAGCTTAATGTAGCTTTTAAAGGTGTTATGTCAAACAATTGCCCTTCAAAATATAATAATAAAAATTTATCTGTTCCAAGAGCAACGTATCTGTTTCCGTTTAAATCAACAAATGCATGTTGTTTTCTAGCAACACCAACGATAGTATCTGATACTAAAGAAGACCAACCTCCAACTTTTTCAGGAAGATTATATCTAAACCTTACGTTATCAGAATCTATCCAACGATTTTCGGCTCCTGCAGACGTATTTTGTTTGTCTATGCCAGGTAAAAAATTATATTCAATAAGGGCCATGGTCCCTGCTCCCTATGCCGTGTTAGTTTTGTAAGCCCAGCCTCTTGTTGCATCCACATACACTAATGTAAAAGCTTGACCGTTAGTGGTTAGTGTTAGGTTTGATGTACCTGTATTTATTGGTTGACTGTTTCTGTTA